CCAGCTTGTGAAATTAATACTACCTTTATTATTTCACCTGATATATCTCTTATCGTGCCGTCTTTTTCCTCTTTAAATATATTGTCGTTGTTTGTTAAAGCTTTTACGTCAGTATCATTACTTGGCGAAATACGAGGGTCTCCTGTTATCATTACATATTTGGCCGCTTTGAAATCCTTTTTAGAAGTTGGTGGCTTCATTGTTCTCACATCTACTATTGGAACTGGAGCAGTTTTAAATAATGGTTTTGCCTTTTCTCCATAACGCGTAAATCCCATCTCTTCTAAGGCTAATGCCATTGGTATTAGTCCGCCATCAATATAAGACGAATAAATTAAAATTATACCGTCTGATACTTGGTCAGTTTTTTTGTTGTATATATAATCACAAATTGTCTTTATTTTTGAACTGTATTTTCCAATTTGTTCATTTTCGAAAACGTGATATTCCTTGCTTTTATATTTATATTCAAATTGACCTTTTACTGCTGGAGTTTTTGTGTCTACAAAATTCATAATTCGTTTCAACCCTTGCCCTCCTGTTAATTCCTTTGGGTCAATGTATAATTGTCCATTATTACTTGAACTTGAACTTTTGCTTGAACTTGTTTCACCTCCCTTTAAATTTTCAGTATTTGTTGCAGTGGCCATTGATGATGTTGGAACTGCCGTTAGCCCGAAAATATTTGTTTTTTTTGTTGGATTTTTTTCCGACGGATATTTCGACTGTGTTTCACCTTCAATGTTATGTAATCCACTCGTGTCATCTATACTTGTTTTCTTTTTTGGCACCAATGTCCCTTTAAAAGAACTACTCACATTTTTTCTAGGTTCAATAATAGTTGGGTTGATGATTGCTTTCTTAATTACAAATTTATTGTCTAAACTATCCGGTGACATCATACTTGTATCCGCATCCACTTCATTAAAAATAGACTTCTTCGAATTTTCTGTCTTTGTTATAGGAGAGGATTTGCTTGCCGTTTTTATATTTCTTATATCCGGTTCAACAACGTTTTCAAACATTGTTTCATCTGCCTCTATACCCTCAGTTACGGCTGGTTCTGATTCTAACTCTGAATTTACAGATGTTACAGTTGTTACAAGTTGAGGACCGTTTTCTGTCACCTCAGATATTTCATCTGTAATATCCTTTTCTGCTTCGTCATATTTAGGAGCAATATCCTCCGTTTTTTCTTCTTCCTGCTCAATATATTCAAATGTAGGAATACTATCCACTAATTCCTTTAATCCATCATAAGGATAAATAATATTCAATGCTTCAATAGGTATTTGTAAATCAGTGTAACCGAATGATCTTAAAGATGTAAATGCAACAACCTTTCGTTCATTCCCTTTTCTTGTTTGTTTAGTTCCTTCTCCTCTGCTTCTCAATCTGTCAATTATATAATTATAACCCAATTGCTGATATTCTCCTATATTTGTTAAATATAATGACAGCTTTTCTATTTTTCTATTATCTAGTATTCTACTTCCGTTAATTTGATATTTCGGATATTCCTCTAAATTTTTAAATGTATGTTTAAGAGCAAACTTATCAGGATAAACTCTAAAAGGAAACGTATATGGGTTTTCTCCTCTAACATACGATACATATCCTGTCGCTTTTCTAATTAACATTTCTTTACCACTTGGTTTATCAGGGTCATCATCTTTATTCTTTTTCCAATCCCCATTTTTGTCAAAGATATCCGAAACAGATACTATACCTCTACGGTCATTCATATTCATTAAATTTAATAACCATACTATTTCTTTATAGCTGTTAAACATTGGAGTAGCCGACAACAATAATAAACGTATATTTGTTACTTTGCTTACTAAATACATTAGGTTTTTTGCAACATTTTTATTCTCATTATCATCTGAAATTCTTATGTTATGAACTTCATCAATTACGATTAATCGGTCTGAATATTCATATTCCAAATTTCTTATTTTTGCTTCAGTGCTGTCACCTTGGCTACCTGATTTTCTTACAATTTCATTTGAAAATTGCAGATATCCTTGAAATGAGTATGATGCACTAATTAAGTTTTTAACATTTTGTATAACTTTTTCTTTTTTTAAGCCTTTCATTCCAGTTGGATTTATTTCTTTTAATAATTTATTTCCTAAACATCCCTTCATTGTCCAAATTCCATCTACCTCTTTTAACTTACGCTCATCAAATAACTGTAATTTAAAATTATCTTGAACATTTGGACTAGCAACAATAATAATACGCTTAGTAATACCCATTTGCTTTAAATAATCTCTCATCTCTTCACATACACCAATAGCTGAACAAGTTTTACCTGAACCTAAACCGTGGAATAGTAACAAACTATTGTATGGGGTTTGAAACGACAGGAAATTTCTAACAAACGCTTGCTGAGGCAATAATTCATATTCTGCTGTTTTTAAAACATTTGCATATTTTTCTACATCATAAATTTCACCATCATATTTCGTATCACTAAATTCCTTTTTTTGAGCTATTTTAATATTAAAGTTTGGATCGTCTAAAACTGGATACAAAAATTCGTCTTGATTTGGATTTTTCAATAATTCAATTCTGTTCTCTTTCTCTATTTTTAATTGCTCTTTGTTATTCTTACCACATTTCTTACTGTAAAGATTATTTATATCATCCAAATTACATTCTTCTCCAGAAATATCCATTTCAGCATCAATGTCTGCATCTGCATCTACTTCTTTTTTTCCTTTTTTAGACTTAAGCTTAATTTCTACACTCATTACTTATATATACTAATATAATCTATATTCTTGTAAAACTTTATTAATATTTATAATAAGTTGTTTTTTTTCTAAATTATATGGTCTAATAGACTCCAAACATTCTTCTAGCGTCTTCCAGACTAACTTTGACACCTCAGTTTGTTGATAATTATGTAAATCATCCGTGGTTTTATCTGTATATGCTAAAAAATATTTGTGCTTATACGATTTGTGGTTTGAACCTAAAAATATCTCTTCAAATGGCAGTATATTTTCTACTATTTTTATGTCTTTTTTTAGTAACCCTGTCTCCTCTTCAAATTCTCTTAATGCGCAATCCAAATCTTTTTCTTGATAATTTCTCCTTCCTTTTGGAAATTCCCACTCCGTTTCTTTCCATTTTGTAGTTGAATATTCTATTAAATGTTCTAACGTTATTATTTCACCGTTACCCATTGGGACCCCTGTTTTTAACGCATCAAATTTCTTTTGTGATGCCATTTCCTCACCCTTATATTGCGCACCTATCATTGTTTCTCCCCACATCATCTTCCATAATGTTTCAAAATCATTTTTTCTAATTTTTTCTCTTTCTGAAATTGACATTTCATTAAAAATACTTTGTAACTGCTCTAAATTATTTAGAACATATTTACCTCTTATAAAATCAATATAACCGAAGCTATCCTTACGTCTAATCATTAAATATTGAATTCCTTGGGTTGATGACCTAAATAAAATTACACCATAACTTGTTATTGGTAACTTACATTGATGAAACTGGTGGCCTTGTTTGCCACAGTTATTACATATATTATTTTTACTCATTTTTCAAATATCTATATGTTTAAAGAAAGTTGTTTTTATGTTGTTTTAGTTTAAATGCCTTCTTTAGCTAATAATTATATTCGTTTAGACCCAACAGTATGGGGTCCGCATTTTTGGTTTTTTTTACACACATTGGCTATGTCATATCCACATCATCCCAATGCGGTTACTAAGAAGAAATACTATGAACTTATTCAAAATTTACCTTTATTTATTCCAGTTGAATCCATTGGTAGCGATTTTGAAAAAATCTTGAACGAATATCCTGTTACGGCTTACTTGGATTCCAGAGAATCACTAATTCGATGGATGCATTTTATTCATAATAAGATTAATGAAAAACTAGAAAAGCCCAAAATTACTCTCAATGAATTTTATTTTAGGTATTATGAAGAATATAAACCAAAAGACATTAAAATGAAGGAACACTACAGATGGAGAGAAAAACTTATTTATACTTTAGTTGTTATGGGTGCCACTGGATTAATTGTTTATTTATATAATAAATAATGATTGTTACAAGTTATAATATATTTATAATATAAGAAATAATGACTAAAAACCAAAAAGGAGGCAAAATTATTGCATCTGGTGGGTTTGGATGTATTTTTAAACCAGCTTTAAAATGTGAAAATTCCGTCGATAGAGAACCCAATAAAATAAGTAAATTAATGACGGAAAAAAATGCTAATGAAGAATATACACAAATAAAAAAATTTCAAAAGGTTTTACAAGTTATACCTAATTATGGCAAGTATTTTTTATTGGAAGATTTTACCTTATGTAAACCTGCTAAACTAACAACTGACGACCTAAAGGGTTACAAAAAAAAATGTAAAGCGTTAAATAAAAAGGACATTACTGTTAAAAACATCAACCAATCTCTTGATAAAGTTTTATCCATAAATATGCCTAATGGAGGAATAGATGTTGAAAAATTTATTGATGATTATTTTGATTATAATTCCACGAGTTCCAATATTATTCACCTCAATAATTCTCTTATAGATTTGTTAGTTAATGGTATTGTTCCAATGAATAAATTAAATGTTTATCATTGCGACATCAAAGATGCAAATGTATTGGTAGACCCTACTGAACAAGGATTACCATGTCGTTTAATAGATTGGGGTCTATCTATAATACATACAACAGAAAATGGCATTCCAAGAAAACTATATAGAAGACCATTTCAATATAATGTTCCATTTTCATCGGTGCTTTTCAATAAGGAATTTTTGAAGAACTATTATGCTTTTTTGGAGCTTTATCCTAATCCTGATTATTTCCAAATAAGGGAATTTGTAATAAATTATATTTTTGTATGGAACGAAATAAGAGGACCTGGTCATTTATCTGCCATAAATGATATAGTAAAGAAACTAACAATAAAAGAATTATTCTCAGTTAAGAAGAAAAAAGTAAAGGCTCATTTAGTTGAATATGACTTCACTTATTATTATATTACCGAATATTTATCGAAGATTTTAGAAAAATACACCAAAGACGGTAATTTAGAGCTGATGACATATTTTAATACAATATTTCTAAAAAATATAGATATTTGGGGATTTGTTATGATTTACATATCTTTATATGAATCGTTATATTCCTCGTTTGAAAAATTGAATGAAGCTCAGATGCAGTTTATAAGTAAAATAAAATACATTGTAATACATTTTTTATATGAAAATCCAATTAATGAAATAAATGTGTCTTCTTTAGTCAATGAACTAACAAATTTAAATATATTGATTGAACAATTCGGTATTCAACGCGATTCCAAGAAACTGGAATATCTAACGGTTGTTGAGAAGGGTGGCAACATTACAAAAAAAAGAAGACTATCAAAGAAAGGTAAAACCAGAAAAATGAGACAATAAGATTATATTATTATAATATATGAGATTGGAACTATTCGTGTTTGGTATTACCGCATTTTTGATATATAATTCTTATCATGACGGGAAATATACTAAGATTTTATTATCCTATAAAAAATATTATAAAATGGCTTTTATAGCATTTGTAGCGCTATGTTTTTATATAATGCTCAAGCGAAATCCATCGCAGACCAAAAATATGTTGTTATATACGAATAATATGATTAAATATATGCCAATCGATAAATCATCTATAGATATGATTTCTCCGATTTTTGATTTATCCACCAAAAGTAGAGGATTTATGGAAGGATTTAACACCGAACTAAACCCCGGTTTCAATTATGACCCTACAATAATAGCACAACAACAACGTAATTTATTGTCAGGACCAAAACCAGTTAAACGTTCTGTTAGTGAGACTAAGAAAAAGTATGTTGCTTCAATGCAGGATTGGAAATGTGGGCAATGTAACAAAAAACTGTCGCATACATTTGAAGTAGACCATAAAATAAGACTAGAACACGGTGGAGGCAATGATGTAACAAATTTGGTGGCACTTTGTCGCGAATGTCACGGAGAAAAAACTGCTATGGAAAATATGTAATAAATTATTTTGTATTTGTTTTTGATTTTATATTCTCTTATAACTTTTCTTAAAGGTATATAATATGGACCAAACAAATACAAAAATGAATGTTAAATCACCAATAACTTTAGAACAAGTTTTAACATCTTATAACATTTTAATAAGTTTTTTATCTCTTTTCATATTTTTGGTTTTGTTAATGTATATATTAAATCCAACCGGTTTTAATAAAATATTTGGATATGAAATATTTATTACAGGGCCGCTTTTAATACTTTTTGGGATACTTATTAAAGAGATAATTGTGTTTAAAAATAATCCACAATCGTCTTGGCTTTCTTCTCTACCACAATCCAATCAAATTTGGTTTTTTCCAGTTATTATACTTGGAGTTGTATTAATTGGTTTAGCAGGTTTTTTTTCTATGTTAGCAATCGGTGGTGTATTTTCTGACAAACCCCCGGAAAATAACACTGCTATGATTATCAATTTTTTTATTATTATGCTGTTTTTTATTATTGCCGGTTTAATTTACAAAAATAGTCAAAAAAAAGATGAAACTGTGTTACAAACTTTGCCTAGAGCAATTCAAGACGTATTCGCATTGCGAACTAAATATACGGTGTTGTTTGCCGTATTTGCTATTTTGATTGTAGTATTATATTTTCTTAATCCTTGGGGAATAATGACAACTTATGGAGGTCCTGTTTTATTTTTCAGTTTATTTGTTGGAATGATTATGGTTATTTTGATAACTGTTTATCAATACTATATGTCTAATCCTTCAAAAGCAAATGTGTTTGCAAATGAACAAGGGTTTATGGGGTATTTTTTAAAAGGGATATATATTTTGGCTGCCTTGGGAATATCCGGAAGTTTGATTTATGGAGCCCTTAAAATGATTGGTATTTTTGATCAAGATGCATCTAAACCAGAGTCTTGGGGTAATATTATTTTTAATGTGCTAGTATTTTGTGCAATGTTAGGAATAGTATACAAATTGGCAAACGCAGGCGGATTTCTAGACAAAAATCCTTATTATCGTTTACTTCTTAATACACTGTTATATATTCCATGTTTGTTAGTTAGTATTGTTAATAATATAGGCCAAATAACTGGTCTAATAAATAGAGCTCCTGGAGATAGCAGTGCATTCACACCTCCAAAGCCATTTGAAATCAAAATGTTGATTTTTAGTTTAATCTTATTAGGTGGATATTTCTTTTGGATTTTTTTAGGACATCCCTATTTAAGTAATAAGTATTTAAAACAGGGTGGACAACAATTGATTAATCAACCAATTCAAACTGATGTTTTAACTAATGTAGCTTCTTACCAGTCGCTAGCAGGTAGCGACAACTTCGATTATCGATATGCATTATCATTTTGGGTTTATATAGACTCATTTCCACCAAGCACTAATTCATCTTATATGAAAGTAGTTCCACTTTTGTCATACGGTGAAAATCCATGTGTAAAATATAGTTCAGAAACAAATACACTGTTCATAACAGTCAAACAAAATAATGATAACACTCCTATTGTTGATTACGTTCAAAAAGAAGAAAATGAAATTAAACCTGAAAATCTTGATAAATGGAAAACAACACAAACCAAAATTACAGACGCAATCGAAAATGTAAAAAATATGCCATTTGGTAATGATGTTGATGCAGAGGGAAATAGAATAATATATAAACATCCTGATGTTTTATTGCAAAAATGGAACCATATTGTCTTAAATTTTACTGGTGGAACTTTAGATGTATTTTATAACGGCAAATTAGTTAAATCGGCTATTGAAGTTGTGCCTTATATGAAATTCGATATGTTAACGGTTGGTTCCGAAAATGGTGTTAGTGGACATATAGCAAACTTGTTATATTTTAAACAACCATTAGATATTCTATCTATTCACACATTATATAATTCCCTTAAAGACAAAAACCCCCCGTCTATATAAGAAAATTTCTAAGTGTATAATATAATGGAAGTCAAGAATATATTACTATTTGTAATTATAGTTATTTTATTGATAATTGTAATTCAATATATATCAAAAGACGTTAATACTTTATCTAGTTTAACATCCGGTCAAACTATGCAAACAATCCAACCTTCTGATTTAGCTTCTTCTAGTAATTCAGGAAATACTAGTAATTTTACCTATTCTATTTGGTTTTTCATAGAAGATTGGAATTATCGTTATGGTGAACCTAAAGTTATTTTTGGACGTATGACTACTGGTTCTGGACAGAAAGAGCCTTGTCCTTCTGTCGTTTTAGGACCTATTCAAAACAATATTGTCGTGTCTTTAGCTGTTTATCCCGGTTTAGATGAAGTGCCTGAAGACGGTTCTAACTTTATTGTGCATAATTGCCCTGTTGCTAATGTTCCCATTCAAAGATGGTGCAATGTTTTAATCAGTGTTTATGGTCGCACTTTAGATTTGTATCTTGATGGTAAATTGGTGAGAACATGTGTTTTACCTGGTGTAGCCAAAATAGACGCATCTGCTCCTGTTTATATCACACCTATGGGCGGATTTTCTGGATGGACATCTAGATTCCAATACTGGCCTGATTCTAGTGATCCTCAGAAAGCTTGGAACATATATAAGGCTGGATATGGTGGCAGTTTGTTAGGTAGCTTATTTGGTAAATATACTGTCAAGATATCATTAATGGAGGGAGATACAGAAGAATCCAGTTGGTCTCTTTAATCAAAATATTTCGTAAAATAAATTTATATTAATCCATATTATTTATATATAATATATATAAGATGGATTATTCTAATACTGGTCAAGGTTCTACATTTAATCAATTTACAACAAATTCATATATTGATGCCACTCAGGAATTTCTTAATTCAAATAGTGTAGTTGCACAGATAGCATTTTTATTTCTGGTTTTGTTTGTATTTATTATTTTACTACGTTTAGGAATATCAGTTTTAGGATATTTTTTGGCTCCTACTGGAACCCCTAAGCTTATTGATGGAATGGTCGATGCTAAACAGTTAATAGTGATACCTCAAGACCCTGAATCTGAGGGTTCCGTTACCATTTCTAGGTCTGTTAATGCTAATGAGGGTATAGAATTCACTTGGTCTGTTTGGTTATATATTGATGACTTAACATATAATTCCGGTAGCTACAGATGTGTATTCTATAAAGGTAACGATTATGCCAAAAATCCTAATGCACAATCTCAAGACTCTCAAGGATTAAATTTCCCTAACAATGCTCCTGGTCTCTATATTGCCCCCAACACTAACCAGTTAGTTATTATGATGAACACTTTTAATGTTATTAACGAGGAAATCACTGTAGACGATATTCCTATTAATAAATGGGTTAATGTTATTATTAGATGTCAAAATAATACACTTGATGTTTATATTAACGGTACTATTATTAAAAGTCACAATTTACACGGTGTTCCCAAACAAAATTACGGTGATGTATATGTTGCTCCTAATGGTGGTTTCTCTGGTTATATTTCTAATTTGTGGTATTACAATTATGCGCTAGGAACTGCTGAAATTGCTAGATTATCTGCAAAGGGTCCTAACACTTATATGAGCGGGTCTAATGGTCTCAATATTAAAAATAACAACTATTTATCTTTGAGATGGTTCTTCTATGGTGCCAGCGATGGATACAATCCATAATCAATATTAAAACAAAGTAAAAAGTAAAAAGTAAAAGACTAATTATTTATATTTTATATAATTTTATAAATAATTATAGTTATTTTTATTTTTATTTTTATTTTTATTATTTCCTATGCTTACGAGTCTTCGAGCTCTTTCTTGATCTTCTAGATTTTGAAATAGTTGGAAACCTGTAACTAACAAAACATATGGCTGTAAATACAGAACCGTGCTCTTGAACCACATCTAAATTCTCATAGACAAATATTTTTCCAGGATGAATTATAAATCCACTATCTGTTTTATTATCCTTATACATTTGAATATCACCTTTAATATTACCGTATCCTCTTCTTTTTATCATTCCAGCTATCGATTCTGATAAAGAAATCTCAGATTCCTTTCTTGTTCCTGAACCTGAATATTCGCACGCAAAGCCACCTAAATATCTTCCTTTTGGGTCTATAATAGTTGTTGTCATTATTGCTGCACTGATTTTTGAACCCTTTTTACCATTTGATTGTGCCTTTATACATTCAAGCACTTCACCCCATTGCAAACGTTTTAGTCCATCTTCTTTAGATATTTCTTTTGCCTCTGTTGGCATCACACTAGTATATTCAATTACATTTGTATTTTGTATTCCTGCATCATTTAACGCAGCATCATATGACCCAGTTTCATATGGAAGCCCTTCTGAACCCGCATTAGATTCTCCTTTGCCTTTTGTTATAAAATATTCATATGGAACTCTATTACCTAAAATTATCATATATATATAATCGATTTATTATTTTATTTACAATTTATTATTTTATTCTTTTATTATATGAACAAAACAAGAAAAAATCGAACTGGAACTCTATCTATAACTAATCCAAAAAAAGATGGGTTTTATATGCCATCAGAGTTTAACACTCAAGCGGCTACATGGTTAGGGTGGCCTAGTAATCCAGGAACATTCAATATAAAGAAGGCACAATTAGCCATTGAAAATGTAGCACGCGCTATTTCTAAATATCAACGCGTTTACATTGTTGCTCCTCCATCAACCTGGAAACATACTGTCGACCTATTTAATAATGATAGCAATATCTTTGTTGTTGAAGTTTTAGATAATGATTCGTGGTTAAGAGACATTGCTCCAACATTTTTAGTTAAAAATAGCGGCAAAACTACTTATTTAAGAGGTCTCGGATGGAAGTTTAACGGCTGGGGTAAACCTAATATCATCGATTATGAACAAGATGCTCTTGTATCTTTAAAAATTAGCAAAATGCTTGCTATACCATTTTATGAAAATTATAATTTTGTTTGTGAAGGCGGGTCGTATACTGTTGATGGCAAAGGAACTCTTATTACTACAGAAGAATGCTTGTTAAATAAAAATAGAAATAAAAACCTTTCAAAAACACAAATCGAAAATGTTCTTTGCAAGTATTTGAATGTTAACAAAATTGTGTGGCTTCCATATGGTGTTGCAGCCGATACTGACACTGACGGCCACGTTGACAATATGTGTGTTTTTGTCGGTGTTGGTAAAGTTATCCTATCTTGGCCTAAGGGATGTGGCACTTCGGAATGCGTTGATAAAGACCAAGAAAAACGCTCTCTAGCTGCATTACACGTTTTAGAAAACTCCACTGATTGCGATGGACATCCCTTCACCGTTTATAAAGTCCCTCATCCACCAATCATTGCATATACACAAAAAGATGTTGATAGTTTGCCTCACGTAAAGGGGTCTTATGCTCGTAAAGTTGGTGAACGACTAGATGCTTCCCATGTCAATTTAATTATTACCAATAAAGTTGTGGCTGTTCCTACTTTTGACTGTGCCAGTGAT